AAGAAAAATTATTATGTAATGCTTTATAGCTATACTGCTTTTCTTAACAGTAAAGTTCCTAGTGATTGTAAAAACAAATATTGTGTATGGCTTGCCGAATTTGACAAGTCAAAGCCTTCATACGGTGGTAGCTATGGTATGTGGCAGTACACAAGTAAAGGCTCGGTTTCAGGTGTAAATGGAAACTGTGATTGCAATTATGCCTATAAAGATTTTACCGCAATTATAAAGAAAAAGGGTCTTAATGGTTTTAAAAAGCAAAAAACTAATGAACTTCCAACACTCGAAAAGTCTGGTTATAAAAAGGGTAATAAGACCAGTGGTGTTCTTGCTTTGAAAGAAATGCTCATCATAGCTAAGGCAAGAAAACTTCACAACGTTACACTTGACGAGAACGGTATTTTTGGTGACGGCACTGAAAAGGCTGTTAATGCTTTACTGAAAAAGTGGGGTTATAAGCAGACTAGCATTGCAGGTGAGAAGTTTATCAAGAAGCTTGCAAGTGCTATTAAGTAATACTAATTGTTTTGTTTTTAAAGGGCGAGGTAACACAGCTTCGCCCTTGTTATATTTTATTTATACGAAAGGAAGATGAACTATGGCGTATTGTGCTACAAACGGAAACCTGTATGAAAACGGAAAAGCTTTTGAGCTGAAAGTTGGCATTGGTGCTGATTTTAAAGTACAGGCTTCGGGAACTGGTAGTTTTCAGGTTGTAGGAAAACTGACTCAGAATGGCGCAGAGGAAGTGCTTATGATGGTTGATCTGAGCGACTTCTCAACAGTTGATACGATTACAACGGAAAATGTTTACGCAGGAGATGTTAGTGGTTACTATAGTGTAACTGTTAAAAATGTCAAGGGTGTAAACAAAATTTGGGGAACTATAACATATTAAGGAGGTGGATTTATGGCTACAGATATTATTGCCAGAGGTATGGCGGCTAATGCTAAAAAATCTGTCACTGAATTAGGCAACAAGATTGAAAGTGAAAAGTGGATTGGTACAAAAGCCGAGTGGGAAGCTGTTGATAAATCCACTATAAAAGACGGAACAATCGTATATATCACCGATGATGAAACGGTGATTTTATACGATAAAGCGGAAATGGAAAAGATAGCCGCACAGGTCGCCACAGACAAAACAAGCGTAGCTGCTGATAAAGCTGATATAGTTTCTATGAAATCAGAAATAGCTAATACTAAAACATATATTAATGAAACTGTACAAACAATTTCAGAAAATGCTAATTCTGTCAAGCAAGAAAAAATAGCCATTGATGAAACTAAAACAGATATTGATAAAAAGTATACAGAAATATCTAATACTGCTACAAAGTTAAATACTGAATATAATAATTTAACTTCTAATTATTATACTAAAGAAGCTACTAATAGCTTAATTAGTAGTACAACTAAGCCTAAATATTCAGTAGTTAATGAATTTCCTACTTCTGATATAAGTACAGATATTATTTATTTAAAATCTACTGGTACTACATCTACTGATGGTGTTTATGAAATGTATACTTATCAAGATAGTAATTGGGTTAAGATAGGAACTTCAAATCCTGATTTAGCAGATTATTATACTAAAGAATTAGCTGATAGTACATTTGCTACTAAAACAGAAATTAATAATACTAATAGTAATGTTAGTCAGCTAAAGGAAGATTTAGTTAAGTTATTGACAGATGAAAAATCTAAAAATCTTCTTGATAAATCGAATGTAACAATGTCACCATATAATTATATCAATCCAAATGGTACTACAGAAACATATGGGAATAACTTTGTTACTGATTTTATTCCAGTAGAAACGGGTAAAATAGTAACACTTTCTCATTTTTCAGCATCTACTGGCGATTTTGTACAAAGCGGATATGCTTCTATATGTCTCTTTGATAAAAATAAAAATGTAAAAAGTGGTGGAGATTACAACAAAACAAATTACACAGTTGATGATGGAGTTGCTTTTGTCAGAATAACTCTTAACAAGTCCTATTTCTATGATGTGGATTCAATGATAGAACTTACAGAAACTGGTGTTCCTACTTCATATGAACCATATTTTGAGGAGTCAAAAAAATTAACATATGAAATAATTGAAAAAAGTAATCTTGCTACAAAAGATTATGTTGATAACAAAAAATTCACATTATCTTCATTGACAGAGAATATCGGTTGTTCATTGCCTAAAGATGAATACTTTATGACAGTTGGAATTACAGAGAATTGGTTTTCTGAAAGTTTTGTAACACCAAAAGGATTCTGTGTGAATATGTATAGTGGTTCAGAGGCTGATAGATATATAGATAAATATTCTTTCAAAAACAATAGAACATATTATGGAAGCAACGCATATTTATGGAATTTGTATGATTCATTCCTTAATCTTGTAAAAATGGAAGCAAATACAGGCTATGGGTATGCAAGAAATTGCAAGGCATTAAATTTACAAAATTGTAGCCTTTTATGTATTGGAGATAGTACTGTTGACCACGATGTAATGACTGCCAAAATCAAATCTTTCTTTGAAGAAAATGGTAAAACAGTAACACTTTTAGGAACTCTTGGTGATGGACAAGGAACTGGAAATAATAATGAAGGTAGAGCTGGGTGGACAACATCTGATTACTTTACTGATAAACAATACAATGGAGTAGTCAACCCATTTTACAATCCATCATCACAAACATTTGATTTTTCCTATTACATGAATAATCAAGGTTATACTTCTGTTGACTTCGTTGTGATTCAGTTAGGCATAAATGACCTTTACAATTTTGATGACACAAAGATTATCCCAACTTGGGAGAATGTAAATGCTATGATTAGCAGTATTCTTTCACATAATCAATCGACTAAAGTATTATTGAATCTACCGACTACGCCTAATGCAGACTGGTCTAAACATTCTGTATTTGAACCTCTATATAGAAATAGGGTAATAAGATACTGTGACTATGCCATCACAAAAACAAAGGAATTATATTCAAAAAGTAAAGTTAGAGTATCGTACAACCATCTAATCCTTAACCCAAATACAGACATTCGTGACAATGTTCATCCAACAAAAGATGGTTATGAAAAAATGGGGTTAGAAGTTTGCAACCAGATTAACTGTTGGCAGAACTAATTAACTAAAGAGGGCTATAATAAACTAATGTTACTTTTATCGGCAAGTGGATCACGGCTGAGGAGTATGAGAAAATTACGGGGATGAAGTATGAAAATTCTCAAAATAACAAGTAAATAAAATCCCCATTTGATAAAAAAATACAGGCTCGGAAAGTGCGTAGATGCGTGGTTTGCGAGCCTTGTGTTTGTTAGCAATATATAAAATGAGGTGGTATAAAATAAAATGAGCACAAATATTTATAACAAAAATGAAAATAAGCTTATTAATGTAAGCAATAATCTTGTTTTTACCAAGGATCATATAGACGAAGTGTCTACATTTTCCTCCCATAATATGTTACTAGACGTTAATTTCTTTGACTCTGAATTTGCTACAACTGTAAAGAAAGATGATAAGGTATATATTACTTTTCATGATACATCAAAAGGTGTGGAGTGGTACAGTTTAACAGGTCTTATAAAATTCAATACTCGTAAATGTTATAAAATTACTTGCAATAATACATGGACAGGCTATGGTAGATTAGGTATTAATAAGGTTTACACTTCTTCTTTCAGTAGAGATTTTAACTATAGTCCTTTTGGTATAGATGGTAGTCGTTGTGGCACTAATGCTTTAGGTAATTGGTATATTGCATATAATGAAGATGCTATAGCTGATGGTGATAATCATGTATTGAGTAGAGAAACTATAAATGATAAATATTTCAGAATAATTCCAACAAGTTATAAAGATAATCCTATAAATGGTTCGCTATGGGTTTGCACAGATGAAACTGATGTTGATGGAGAAAGAAAAGAGTTTACTATAGAGATTGGCTTGTATGAACAAGAAGGATAGAGGGATAAGATGAGTGTAAATAAATTTACAAAACCCACCAATGAATTAACTCCATTGGCAAATATGGTCGAATGCATCACAGACGAGGCTACAAATTTAACAAATCGTATCGAATCTTTAGAAAAGCAATCTTCTGATTTAAACACTCAGGTTAGCACAAATACGCAAAAAGTAAGTACGATGTAACGTGATATATTGAGAAAAATAAATCAAGTTTGTCTTAATAAGACCGAAGATGGAGATGACGCCATGTGGACAAAATACGACAATGGCGATGTTGTTGATTGGGTTAAGACAAGAATGGTAAATAATCAAAAAATAGACAGATTTTATATAGAGGGTACAATAGAAAATGTTCCATGTTATAAAAATGGAGCGGAAACTACAAAAACCGTAACCTATAAAACGACATTCATTTGCGTTGGTGTTGACTTTGTTAAACCTTCAGACGAAGCTAAGCGTACATATACATTCCTAGCCACAGGGTCTCCAATAGGTGAAAACATTATTGATCCTGCTACTAGCCTTAATGATATGCCGGCATATTCAAAAACATTTTTACAAACAAAGGTAATGCCCGTATATGAAGAACACTTTAAGAACATTTTTAAGTATCATGTTGCAACATTGTCTGAACCACTGCCATACGAAATTGACACTAGCATACAAAGTTTTGCCTCTACTAGACAAGGCGGTAGGAGTAAAGAAAACTATGGGAATAATCCTGTAACATTCAGTATGCGTTTGCCAAGTGAGATCGAACTTTTTGGGCATAGGATAATTTCAGGCGTTTTTGATAACACTGGTATGGACGTACAATTTCCATATTTCGCATTAAATTCTCCGCATTATAGCCTTTATATGAATAAGGATAGTGCAGAAAATAAGGATATCTACCTTTCATCGGATATGTGGTTAGCTTCGTATGACTATAATAATTATTATAGTTGTTATACACTGCCAGAGTTTTCTGGTAGAGGAAAAGGCAAAGTTGTTACAAGCAGACCTTGCAATGTAGAATTTGGGATATATCCATTAATTACTTTGACTTCACAATAAGGTAAATATAAAAAATTTAGGGTGCTAGATTAACTTCTAGTACCCTATTTTTTACGTTTGACGAAATATAAATAATTAGATATAATAATATTACCTAAAGCGAAAAGGTTAAAAAGAAAATATTGTTAAGGACTAACGAGATAGTGGAAGAATAGGTTTCTATGAAATAAAGATTTTATTAGAAAATTATAAGAGAAAGTCTTATAAAATAGTTATATGCAAATGTAATAAAGACAATAAGTTAAATTTGTGCAATAATACAAAACGTTTCCTAATGTCTTGATGAATATACTACTTTATATAGTACCGAAATCGACCTCAAAAATGTCGAAAATAATTTGTTGCGTACATAAAGATATTAACAAGTCATCAATATATTTAAACCCATTTTCTTACACGGGCTGACCTCTTACTAATAAAACGCTGATATAAAAAATGACCTCGCTACAAAAATGGTTGTCCACATTTTGTCCACGGAATTTGCAAATACGACTGGATATAATAAAATACAATTAGATACAATATATGTAGACCAATCGCTTTAAACCGCATAGAATGGTGGTTTGTGGGATATAATTAAATATGATTAGATACGATAAAATTCAAGCAATAGGCATGGGCAACAACCCTATGGTTGGTGCTACAGTTGCTTGCGCAGTTGCAGTTGAAGAGGCTATGAAGTAAGGTTTTAAGCCACTTCACGAGTTTTGTAAAAAAGTTGTAATTTACTTTTTATGTAAAAAACTTGTCCACTGTCCACGGATTGTCCACGCT